CAAGCGAAGCTAGATATGCCAATGGTGGAAAGAAAACCACCGCTAAACGATGGATGCAAACGGAGAAAGCTAAAAGAATTAGACGGAATGCTGATAACTTAAGAAACGCTTTAAAACGTAAAGGCATCAAACAACCTCCTGGCACAGAAGCAGGGCATAATGTAAATGGCTCTGGTAAAAATGGTTGGGAATCGGTAGCTAAAAACCGAGCTGTCGAAACAAAAAACAAAAACAAACGTAAATTACGTATCACTTAATCATGGCTAAAAAAAAGAAAGACTGGCTTAAAGTTATTAAAAAGAATACTATTGACAGAGTTGTTGGGAAAGGTGATCAAAATCTTTTTAATAAAGCTAGAAATTTAGGTGTATCTAAAAACATAAAATCAGGTTCAGCATCAGGAAGAATCCAAAAAAAATTAGTTGAGTCAGGCATGAGCAGAACTCAACTTAGAAAAGCAGGAGATAAAAATAAAGCTTTCCAAGCTAATAGAAAGAAAATGAATGAGCTTCGTAAAAGTAATCCAGAAAAGTATCGGAAGCTGAAGAAGAAGCAACGTAAAGCAGAAATGGCTAAATCATTTAAATCTCGTAGTTCTGATTGGGATTAATCATGGCCAAAAATAAAAAAACCTGGAAAATGGAAAAAGGAACCTGGGTTCAATACCAAAATGGTGTGAAAACAGGTAAAGTTCGTAGAACTCCACTTACTAGATTAAGGCAAGGTGCTAACTTAGCTAAAAGAGTTGGAATGGAAGTAATGCACATGCCAACTAAAGAGCAAAAAGAAGAAGCTGCAAAACTTCGTGAACAAGTAAAAGCCAGGAAAGCTAAAAGAGAATCTTTAAAAAATAAAAACCAACCTAAAGCTAATAAAACAAAGAAAACTGAGACTCCTACAAAGAAATCTGAGACTCCTACAAAGAAATCTGATGCTTTAAAAGTTAGTAAAGATAATTCTAAAGAAAAAGCAGCTTGGTTAAAGAAAACTCGTAACAGTCCAGCTGCTAAATCTGGTGCATTTACTGATGATGAACGGTGGGCACAACAACAGAAACATCGTGCATGGAAAGCATCTCGTAAGAAAAAGAAGAGGTAAACAATGGTGGATTCATTTATCAGACATGGTGCCCCTGAACTTGTCAAACAATTAACTAGAAAAGGAACTAAGGCTGTAGCTAAAAATTGGAATACACCTGCTTCTTTAAAACCTTTATTACAGACTTTAAACCCTGAAACCGTTGAAGCTCTTGCTAAATCAGCAACTACTGTTGATGGAGAGCTTCTACCTCAAACAATTAATCAAATAGCTGATGAAGCTATAGTAAATCCAGATAATGCTAGAAGAGGTTTAGGATTTTTCCAAGACGGTGTACAAAATAAAGATTGGGGTAATTACGGTGCGTGGCAAGGTGATCTCGAAAGGAATGTAAACCTTCGAGATAAGAGAACCCAAATTGAAGGGCCAGTGCCTCCTAAAGATCCGATCCCTGCAAAAGCTTATAACCTTTCTGAAGGTGTAGAAGACTTTATGGGTGATACAGATCTAATAACTGCTAGAGCTTGGGAAAATCCTGGCGGTGAATTAGATCAAGCCCTGGAAGATATGTTAACAGTTAAGAAGAAAACTACTATAACAACTCCTGAAGGTAAAAAAGTCACTTTAAATAAAGGTGATAAAATGACACCTGATATGTTAACAGGTAGTAAGAAAGATTATTATAATAGTTTAATTGCTACTGGATTTAAAACTTCTCCAGATGATGAATTAGTATATGGTTTTGGTGGGCAAGAATTATCTAAAATGGCTGTATTAGAAGGTAAAGATCCAGGGTTTTCTCCTCAATTACATAAAGGAAAAAGCTTTCATCATAAATCAATGAAAGAAATACAATCTTCTATTCATAAACGAGCTAGGGAACTTAGAGAATCAGGTGAAGCAACTACTGATGATTTAATTAATTTACATGCTTTGTCTAATTCAATGGGTGCTCCATCAGGTAGTAGAAAAAGTGCAGGTATGTGGTTAGAAGAATTTGGCCATAATATAACACATAAACAAACTGCCCAACGTAAGGGTATAGAACCTACAACTACTAGATGGACTAATAATCCTTTAAAGAAAGGTAAATCGGGTAGACCTTCTAAACCACCTGAATTTTCAAAAGAATTATTTAATGAAGCTGTTAATGCATCTGATGAATTAGGAGTTGATTTAACTAGATTTGATTTACAATATATTAAAGCTTGGTCAGACGTTGCTGAAGGTCAACAGGGACCAATAAATCTAAAACGAGGAATTGCAAAGTGGAAAGTTTTTAGAAAAACTGATGCTTATAAAAGATTTGGACCTGATGGTGAAAGTGAAATGTCTAGATTAATGAAAAGTACAGAGAATATGAATATTGCTGAATTAACTAAATTCCAAAAAGAAATACTTGAAGATGTCACAAAACCTATGACAGAAGAAATGGTTCTAATGGAAGAAGTTATGGATAGTCTTACACCTAGAGAATTGATACAGTTAATGCAAAAGAAAGATTGGAATACAGCTTTAAATCTTAAAAAAGCTTTAGAAGAAAAACAATCAGCATTAGCTGGAGCTAAAGAAGATAAAGCTTTACGAAAACAAATGAATACTGCATTTAATTAACTATGGCACAAGGACCAAGAAAAGGTAAAATGAAGTCTTCCCCTAAAGCGAAGACAATAGCAGGAATACCTGGAGTTTTTTACAAAGGCTCAGGTAAAGATCCTGCAGTTAATGAACTCCTAAAGAAACTTAAGAGAGAAGGTGCTGATTCCATAAAGTATAGTTGGCCGAATACTCGCTGGAAAGTGTGATGCCTAACAAACGCAACATTCTTAAAATCAATATTTGGGGTCAACCTAATAAGTTTACTCCAAAACATCCAGCTGGTGGTTACTATAAGCACCCCAGTGATGACCCAGCTAATCAGCCTAAAAAAACACCAAGGCAAAGAAAAATAGATAAAAACTATAAATTTCCTACAAGGAAAAATAGAAATATAGCATGACAGATGCAGTAACCGCCTTAAAAGATGATTTTAAACTCTTCCTTCAAGCTTTGTGGGAGGAGTTAGATCTACCCTCACCCACAAGAGCCCAATATTCCATAGCTGACTATTTACAACATGGACCAAAAAGATTACAGATCCAAGCCTTTCGAGGTGTTGGTAAATCTTGGATTACTGGTGCTTTTGTCTTATGGACCCTGTTCAAAGATCCTGAAAAGAAAATAATGATAATATCTGCATCTAAAGAACGTGCAGATAATATGTCAATCTTCCTACAAAAACTTATCATTGAAACTCCATGGCTCAAACATCTAAGACCGAAATCAGAAGACTCTCGTTGGAGTCGCATCAGCTTCGACGTCCTTTGTTCTCCACACCAAGCCCCAAGCGTAAAGTCGGTGGGCATCACTGGACAGCTAACAGGAAGCAGAGCAGATTTAATGATCTTGGACGACATAGAGGTTCCTGGAAACTCCATGACGGAGTTAATGCGTGAAAAATTACTTCAACTCTGTACAGAAGCTGAATCC